GTTTGTTCTGGCAAATCCAAGTTTGGATGATGCCATTCCTTTTAGTTCGTCAATCGTTGGCATTAGAGCATACGCCTCGAGTCTTTGTAAACTTGTTGAACACTTGCTTTTTCAAACGATGCAGCTGGAAGAAATGTAGCAATTTCCCATTCCGGTGCTTGAACTTGTGCAAATTGGCTTTTTACGTGCTTGGACAAATAATGTTTAAAGCACGGACTAAAATATCTCATTCTAGCTGTTCTCTGTAACATACCGTAGGACAGCTGAAACTTCGTTGTCTCGTCATATCTTTTATTGTTAGTGATATCCAGTAACCCATCTAAAAATTTTGCACGTAAAACCGGTGGTAAATAATGCAAGTTTAGCCCATAAAAACCATCTTTGGCTGGACCGACAATAATTGACAATGGAAATTTATCGTAGTATGGTAATGTATCTTTTGTTTTTGGATCATAAAAAAACATGTACATACTGCCAACAACTTGATCATTTTGTTGTTTTAACTGATTATCATCCATTAGCCGATCACGATTGATTCGTGTCAATTTCTGAGCTTTCTTACGGAACCAATCACGCGACTCTTTTGTCCGTGGTGTAATACCTGCACGAAAAGCTTCAAGTTCTAGTTTCTGAAATAAATTTGACATAATGTTATTTATCACTTCTTACGCGGTTTCTTTTTACGATAAGGTGCCATTTTTTTTAATGGTTTCTTTAATTTGCCAGGCATAGGTTTGGTTAATAGTCCCATCTCTTGGAGTGTCTGTTCGGTCCAAATATGGAATTCCCAACCACGGTCTTTACAAAACTCATTTGCTGCCTCCCATTTATTCATATTCTTGACATAGGTCAGACTTTCGTTGATGTATCGTTTTGTCCGACGTTCACCTGTTGGTGGTTTTGTTTCTTTATCTGGTTTAATTTCTATAAGTACGGTTCTCCCATCTGTATATGTAATCTTAAGGTCGACAAAATATCTGTGGTATTTTTTATCAACCTCATAATAGTATGGGATAATGGTTTCTTCGGATGACCACGATTTGACTTTAGGGTTTGTATCACACCAAATAAAGCAATACTTTTCCCACAACGATCTATAGACGACACCATCGGCGTTGCCTTTATATTTGTTACGGTTGATAACCTGATATCTACCAGAATATGCCATAGAACCCTATAAATAAAATTAAACTATTTCTATGTATAGGATACACAATGGCGTTAAAATACCCACTTGAAAACCAAGATCGGTGTAGAAGTAAAATTCAGTTTCAAGCGTACAAAGTTATACCGCCTGAGATTACTGGGCCAGAACTTTTTAGAGCCACAGAAGCCTTTAAAGAAGTACAAGCAAGGTTTGAAGCAGATGCAGATGGAACGGCACCATTTAGAAATAAGGATGAAGAACTAGTTCAAGCTGCCTATGGGGCTATCGAAGGGGGTAGATCTCTTAACCTTAGTGGTGTTAGTGATGTTGAAGGATCACCAATGAAATTAATTGAGGCGCCTGGACAATTGTGTAGCCTTTACTTGCCAATCTCATATTCAGTTAATGATGGTCTTTCATATGAAACTCCTAATTTAGGTTTTTCTGGCTCAGCTGCTTTGGCTGGTGTACAAGAAGGTGGTGGTGTTATTGGTTCAATTTTTGATGCATTGATAAATGGTCTATCATCTACTTTTGATCTTTTTAATAGTAATTTATCAGGCGATACTGCAAGATTGGCAGCATCCAGACTTGTTTCAAACTTCCCTTTTATGCCGGAAGCGGCAAAAAATGCAATACCTTTGGCTGTTGGTGTAACACTTAATCCTAATGTCAGAGCGGTCTTTCGTGGTGTCGCATTAAGAGAATTTACATTTCAATTTAAATTTATTCCAAAATCTCAAGCCGAGGCAGAAGAAGTTAAAAAAATTGTTCAGTATTTTAGAAAAAATGCTTATCCAGAAGATATTCCAATTGGTGGCATAAATGTTGGTTATAAATTTCCCAACATGTTTAAAATCAAATTAATGCATCAAGCGTCATCAAGTGGTAAATTTGTACCAGTAGGCACACAAATAAAATTAGCATATATTAGGGCGGTTCAGACAAATTATAATCCAACTGCAGCGATATTTCATTCAGATGGTAACCCAACAGAAATTGACATATCATTATCGTTTGTTGAATACAGAACAATAAGTCGTAGGGATTTGGATTATGACTATACAGATTTTGATCCAGATCTTGTAGCTACAGATGTTACATCCGGTTACGAGGATTTATAATGGCGTATTTTAGAGATTTTCCTAGAGTATTTTATGCATTCGGTAATGAATCCGAAAGAACATATGTGCAAGATATTTCAATATTTGCAGATATTGTTGGTCAAGTAAAAGATGCCACGGCCTTTTACCAAGATTATTATATTCAAGAAAATGAAAGACCTGATCAAGTCTCATTTAAACTTTACGATAATTCAAATTATCATTGGACCATTACCCTAATGAATGATAAGCTTAGAGAATCTGGTTGGCCTCTCTCTAATTCTGATATTATAGCAAAGACTCAAAAGGATCATCCATATACAACAATTACAACTCGGACAACACTATACGATAGATTTAAAGTGGGTCAGACAATCTCTGGTAATATTTCTGGTGCAACTGCAACAATTGATCACAGACATTTAGATTTAGGTCAATTGGTTATTAAAAATGTTGTTGGTACATTTATTAATGGCGAATTAGTTTCATCAATAAATGCAAATGATGTTACAGAAACAATTACAATTCAAAGTACTGGACCTGAATATCTTTCTGCGTCATATTATACAGACGGTGATGGTGTAATTACGGATATTGATCCTACGGTAGGCCCTGGTGCTTTATTAACAGAGGTTACTTATCTAGATAGATATATTGCACAAAATGAAGAATTGAAGCAAATACGTGTGATTAAACCTACAGTTATTCAACAGATTGTTACAGCACAAAAAGAGAGTATTAATCTATAATGTCTGATGCACCAAACCATGTATCTGATTTTACTTTCGAAAGTATCCTATTGGAATCCGAAAGATTACCAGCACCCATAGAACTTAAAAATATTACGACAGATCTAGAAATATTTGAACATTTAAATCTGCCATATTTAACAGCACTATTATCAATTGTTGATAGTAATAATGTATATTCTGATGCCGATTTATTAGGTGGCGAGACAATATCAGTTCAGATTAAAAGTACTCGAGAAAATGCAAAAGCAATAAGAAAGAAATTTTATATTTTAGAAATTATCAACACTCAAAAAGTAAATGATAATAATCAGGTTGTAAGTTTTCAGTTAATAGAAGATATTGGCTATATCTCAAATTTAATTAATCTGAACAAAAGTTATACAGGTAAAAGTTCGTTAATAATTGAAAAAATAGCAAAAAATTATTTGGGAAAGGATTTAATTACTTCCAATAATGATAGTCAATCAATGAAGGTCATTATTCCCAATTTGTCTCCACTTGAAGCGATGCGATGGATTAAAGATGATACCACAACTACAAATGGGTATCCGTTTTATTTGTTTTCAACGTTAGCGAAAAATGAACTCATGTTTTTTGATCTTGGCACATTATTATCTGAGCCAATAATAAATGATGTACCATATAGAGCATGGGAGTCTGCATCACAGTCCATGGATTTGACCGTATCCAGACGAATAATTAAAAATTATGAAGTTAATAGTTTTGATAATTTGTATCTCTTAATTAAAGATGGAATAATTGGGGCAAAATATGAATTTATTAATACGTTAAAAAATGAAAGAATAAGATTTGATTTTGATGTGGCAAAAGATTTATTAAAACCATTGTTGGATAAAAGCGTATTAAAGAAGCCACAAACCGAACCTTTATTTTCTCCTTCTTATTTGCATAATGAAAAATCATTTAACAAATATAAAAGTAGAACAATTACAAATATTGGTGGTTCGTCACCATACAAAAATACAGTAAATACTTTTTCGGCTTACTCTGAGGGTGATAATATAGCTGATTATAAATTGGGTATATTATCAACGGCAATGAATAAACTGATGAAGAAAAATCCTATGGTTATAACCGTTAGTGGTTTGGATTTTATTGATGGTGATAAGCATTCTACAATTGGAAATAATATTAGACTAGTTTTTCAAAGAGCAATACCTGAGGATCATAGTACAGAGTGGTTTGATCCAAAATTATCAGGTGAATATTTAATATATGCAGCAAGGCATGTATTCAAAAAAGAGCGATATGATATTACAATGACTTGTATTAAATTAGGTAATTATAAAGCATGATACCGGAAAGACATAAAGATTTTTACGGCGATCAAACCAGATGGTTTGTTGGTACCGTTGTCAATATTAATGACCCATTAGAACTTGGTCGTGTAAAAATTAGAATCTATGGTATTCACTCAGATAATGAAATAGATATACCAGATGCAGATTTACCTTGGGCTCAAGTTGTAGTACCAATTACTGAAGGTGGTGTGAGAAACCTAGGTGGTATGCTTGGAATCAAAGATGATGCTCAAGTTTTTGGACTATTCTTAGATGGTCAGAGCTCTCAAATGCCACTGATACTTGGTTCAATGCCCAAAATTGAAGAAAATTCACCAGGCGGTTTAACTACCAGTATTTTGGCTCGTGGATTATATGCAGAAGATCATCCAAGTCGAGTAAATAAAAAGAATTTACAGCAAGATGCCGATGGTAATCAAATTACATATTCAACCGCTACTGCTCCAAAACTCACATCTGTCAATGAAAAAGATGCTGCATATTATGGTAATGCAGATTGGTCAGAACCTGAAGTTGCCGGTGGTACAATACCAGATTATCCACTCAATTTGGTTAAAGAAACATCGGGTGGTCACATTGAAGAATTTGATGATACGCCTGGAGCCAAACGATATAACCGATATCATCCGTCAGGTTCTTTTGAAGAAGTAATTGATAACGGCTCGAGAATTATTAAAATTATAGGTCGTGACTATGAAATGTTTCTTAACGGCAAGAATGTGTATGTGAATGGAAACTTAAATCTTACTGTTAGCGGCAATAAGCGCGAACTCATACAAGGGAACTATCACCTTGAAGTAGAAGGTGATATGACGATGAATCTCCATCAATCACGTCAAACTAAAATTGAGATGAATGATGAAACAGAGATTGGTGGTTATCGTGTAACAAGTGTGATGGAAGATGATAATCTCTCTGTAATGCTTGGTGATCAGAATATTAATGTATTTGCTGGTGATCGTATTGATTTTGTATCAGGAGAAAATCGTACGACAATTAATGGTGATGTATATGATATATTCGAGGGTAAATATTCACAGCGGGTTGCTAGTTCTTATAGTTCAGTAATATCTGGAGCACTAACAATGTCATCAAACGGTATTATAGGTATTGAAACCACAAAAGCTATGAATGTAAGTATTGGTGGAGCATTAACAGAAACAATTGTTGGAACACATACTCTCACTTCGCCAACTGCCGCTCTCACTTATACAAATGGCACGATTACTGTTACAAGTGGAGATGTTGTGGCAAGTACAATCAGTCTTAATTCTCATGTACATAGTGGTGTTCTGGCAGGTGGAGCTAATACAGGAGGTCCAGTATAATGGCTAGTACTCCATGTGGCGTTGATACCTCAGTTGAAGCAATTAAGGCCGCACAAGAAGATCTGGATGAACTCTTTGGTCCTGGCGCAAAAGATAAATTTACAGAGATTGAAGCCAAGGCTACGACACTTGGCACTAAATTAGAAGCACTTGCTCCAACCATTGAAGAAAACCCTAATCTGCAGAAAAAGTTACAAGAGTTAAATGGTGCCGATCCGTTAACTGCTTTAAGTAAAATGACGGATATCCAAAAAGACTTTGGTCCTGTATTTTCTGATTTACAAAATGTATTAGAAAAAGTATCACCTGATCTTAAATCTATTGCTAGTGAAGTTGAGGAGGTTCTTGGTACTGGTGGTGGATCAATCGGTGATTTACAAAAGACATTAAGTGGTGGTGATTTTTCAGCATTACTTTCAAAGGCATCAAAAATTACCAAAATTGACACTTCAACAATTTGTTCGGAATGTCAAAATATAGAAATTAAAACTCTGGAAGATGGAACTAAGAAGGCGGTTGAATTACCAGACCCTCCAGCAATTCCACAGATACAAATTCAATCTGAAACATATAAAGAACCACAATCTCTAATTCAAGTAAATGATATGAGTGCTGCACTCTTAGCATTCCAAGATGCTCAGAATTGGGCTAGAAGTAAATTGTTAAATGAATTTAAAGAAAGAGGATTCCCACCAAGCATTTCTGAAGCTGAACACAGAAAAAATGGTAATCGACTGTTTTCACACTACACTTACATTTATATAAAATATGCCGAAATCGTTGGTCTGGATCCAGATCCAACCCTTTGGCCTAGACGCGTAGATCCCTGGGTTGAATTAAAGTATGCAACCGATACAAATTATATTGGTGAACCATTATTAGAAAATCCAAATTATATCTATGATGAAGAATATGCATATTTTCAAACTGCTAATAATACGACTAAGACATATGAAGAAGTTGTGCAATTTCAATATAATAATACACCCGAAGAAGCAAGAAAAGTTTTTGCTGGCACTAAGGCAAATAAATTCTTAAAAGAGATATAAATAAAACAAAAGAGTTTTTAAGTAATGGCAAAAGCATTTTCAATCGAAGACGGTAATCTGGCTACAAAGCCTATTATCACATCAAGGGAAAGGATTTATAAGGATATAGATCTTTCCTTTGCCAATCGTCCGTCTGGTGATGTCTATAAAAAAACAGATGCTGCAGCTGTTAAACAAGCAATTAAAAATTTATTGTTAATATCAAATACTGAAAAACCATTCAGACCATATTTTGGTGGAAATTTAGGGCGTATGCTTTTTGAATTATCCGAGGATTATGACGAGGATAATATAAGGGATACGATTATGAATGCAATAGGTAACTTTGAACCTAGAGCTCGTGTCAGACAAGTAAATGTAAATACTTCACCTGATTTTAATAGTGTCGATGTTACCGTTATTTTTCAGGTTATAAGTACATCAGAAGTTGAACAACTTAACGTATCACTTACGAGGTTAAGATAAATGGCGACCATTAAATCTAGCGATCTAGATTTTCAAAATATCAAAAATAATCTGAAGGTCTATTTTCAGCAACAAGATGAATTTTCGGATTATAACTTCGAGGCAAGTGGTTTATCAAATATTTTGGATGTACTTGCTTATAATACACATGTTAATGGCCTGATTGCAAATTTTGGTCTTAACGAGGCATTTCTCAATTCTGCACAATTAAGATCGTCCGTTATTTCTCATGCAGAAACACTTGGTTACTATCCAAAATCAGTAACTGGTGCCCAAGCAAACCTTAATATCAGTATTACCACAAGTTTAAGTTCACCAACAACAGTTACACTTCCTGCTTATAGCACATTTACAACAAGCATTGACGATGTAAGTTATTCATTCCAAACTTTAAATGATTATATTGGCACATTAAATCCTGCCACAGGAACATATACATTTGCCTCAAACGATGGTGATGCAAATATCAAGGTTGTTGAAGGCACATTAAGAACCAAAAACTTTATTGTTGGTGATGTTAATGATGAGCAAGTGTATGTTATCCCTGATCCGTTAATGGACACATCAACGATTGTCGTAAAGGTTTATGATTCACCATCAGCAGTATCATATAATATCTACAACAATGTAACAGCAGTTGCAAGGGTAAATACAGATTCCAGAATTTATATTGTTCGCGAAACACCAAACGGTTATTTTGAAATGATCTTTAGTGATGGTAATGTTCTTGGCATTCCGCCTGTATCAGGAAATAAAATTACCGTTGAATATTTAACAACATCCGGTGTCGCAGGCAATGGTGGAACTGTATTTGCTGCCGATGACTTATTTGATATTGGTGGTACAGATTATCCATTAAATATTACTACTGCATCAAATTCTGCCGGTGGTTCCGATAAAGAATCAATTACATCAATTAAACTTAATGCACCAAGAGCATTTGCCGCACAACAAAGATTGGTTACGGCAGAGGATTATAAAGCTCTAATCCTGGCCAATTATTCATCAACGGTTGACGATGTAATCGCATGGGGTGGTAATGATAATGTACCACCTGTTTATGGTCGAGTATATATTAGTCTTAAGTTTAAAGATAATATTACTGATGCAACAAAGCAAACGGTAAAGGATACGATTGTATCAAGTCTATCCGAAAATCTTGCGATCATGTCAATTGATACCATCTTTACGGATCCGGAATTTACATATTTAGAAATTAATACATTCTTTAATTTTGATCCGGATTTATCCGG